TATCTCAAGAAAAGAAATACCACCAAACAAGACATTCTTAAATACAATATAGGCTATTGTGATTCAGGACAATATAACAATATGATTATTATACCCTCATATGATAGCACCGGTAAATTAAATTATTTCACCGCGAGATCATTTGAGAAAGATCCTTACACCAAGTACCGCAACCCTGAAACGTCTCGCGATATTATACCGTTTGAATTGTTTATTAATTGGGATTTACCTATTATACTGTGTGAAGGTCCTTTTGATGCTATGGCAATCAAACGCAACGTAGTTCCATTACTTGGTAAAAATATTCAATCTAGTTTGATGAAAAAGCTAGTAGAATCTAAAGTACAAAAAATATATATTGCCCTAGATAACGATGCTATTTCAAAAGCCCTTGGTTTTTGTGAACAGCTTTTGGACATTGGGAAAGAAGTCTATTTGGTAGAGCTTGAAGGTAAGGACCCTAGTGAAATGGGATTTGAAAACTTCACCAAATTGATACAAACCGTTTCTCCATTAACACAATATAAACTGATGGAGAAAAAATTATTTACTCTATGAAGAAAAGGAACATTAAACAATCCTACAATCGCATCCTAGAAATCTCAGATGATGCAACCCAAATAACTCTTCCAGATTCTCGCTACTATCGTCGTAATGGAAAATATTACCCTTCAGTAACTTATGTTTTAGGTTATTATCCAAAAGGGAAATTTTTTGAAAATTGGTTAAAACAAGTAGGTTTCTCTGCTGATTATATTGTAAAAAAAGCAGCTGAAGAAGGTACTCAAGTACATGAACTGGCTGAAGAATATTTGAATGGAGCAGAATTAAACTTTCTAGATGAACGTGGCCGTCCACAATACAATCCTGATGTTTGGCAAATGTTTTTACGTTTTGTTGAATTTTGGGAAACATTTAAACCTACCTTAATCGAAACCGAAGTACATATCTTTTCAGATGAACTTAAAGTAGCAGGTACATGTGACTTAATTGTTGAAATTAATGGTGAACTTTGGTTATTGGATCTAAAAACATCTAATCAAATCCAAACAGTATATGAACTACAAACTGCAGTTTATGGCCAGTGCTATGAAGAATGTTTTGGAAAGAAAATAGACCGTTACGGTATCTTATGGCTAAAATCATCTAAACGTGGTCCTAAAAAGGATAAAATGCAAGGCAAAGGTTGGGAGATAGTTGAATCATCTCGCACGTTTGAAGAAAATATTGATATCTTTAAAACAGTAAAACGCCTATTTGACCTAGAAAACCCAACCCATTCCCCAGTATTTACTGAATTTAGAACAACAGCTAAACGAGATTTGTAATACGTATAAGTATGATAAGCTTGGTTCAATTGTTAAAGGAGGTTCAATCCCAACCTAAAGCCATTTTGATGGCAGGCCCTGCGGGCGCAGGAAAATCCTATACACTTAACCAATTAGGTCTTCAAGGTTTTACTACAATTAATGTAGATGATGATTTTGAAGAACTCCTCCAAAAAGAACTAGGCAAATCAGATTTTGCTTCAATGTCTCCTGAAGAACTTTCTATTGCTGCTAAAATGATGGGTAAAGCTAGAGCTACAACTCGAGAAAAAGAGTTATTAGCTACCACCAATCTGAATAATATTATTGTTGATGGAACCGGCGCTTCATATAAAGTAGTGTCAAAGAAAAAGGAAGAACTTGAAAACATGGGATACGATGTTTTTATGGTTCTTATTTATGTTTCACCGATGACTTCATTGACTCGCAACGCTCAACGTGGTAGAAGTTTACCTACAAGTGCAGTACTGAAAAGCTGGGCTGGTGTAGTTAATAATATTGAACCTTATAGACAATTATTTGGAAATAACATAGTTGTCATCAACAATGACCCTTCGGATGCTAATAAAACATTTGACTCTGGATCAATTTTAAAATCGTTCCCACAACCAAAAGGAAAAGAAAAAACACCTGAGGAAACAGCAAAAATTAAAGCAGAAAGAGAAGCAACTAATCAACAAATACAAGCCCTACTCCAGAAAGAACCTGAATTTGATTCAATGGAGACAGCAAAAAGTAAAATAGATGAATTCACTCGTTAAGTCACTTATACAGCCTATTTTAGAGCAAGAAGGACAAAAAATTGCTCTTGTTCCTGGTGGATTTAAACCACCTACAATGGGTCACTTTTATTTAGTTGATGAAGTAGCTAAAGATTCAAACATTGATAAAGTAATCGTTTTAATCGGTCATAAAAACCGAGACGGTGTTTCTAAAGAGGAAAGTCAAGCAATATGGGATATTTACAAAAAATATCTTCCTTCTAACGTTGAAATCCAAATTGCAGACAATTCTTCTCCAATTGCAGACGTTGCCTCTATCATTAAAAATAATCCTCAAAATACTTACTATCCTGTAGTAGGAATTCGAGGTGAAATGGATTTAGGTGATTTAAACCGCTTTGATAGTCTCAAAGGAAAATACGATAATTTCCAGACAATTGTAATTAAATCAGAAGAAAGTGATAATCGTGTTAGTGGTACAAATACACGTGCTGCTTTAATTGGTGGAGAAAAAGAAAGATTCCAAACATATCTCCCAACTGAACTTTCAGATGAAGAAAAAGAAGAAGTTTGGTCTATCCTTCAAAAAACACCTATTGAAGAAATGTATGCTGAACCTAGTGAGTTTAGCTATCCCCCAATGATTAAATCACTTACAGAATATATGTTAGATAAAGGTATGAATATTCGTCCTTTACCTAAAGTAAAATTTGTAAACGATGATGCTGAAAATGCTCAAAATTTCTTCGGTAAAACAGCATATTACAATCCGAATGAACGCGTTATAGTACTTTATACAATGAATCGTCATCCAAAGGATGTCATGCGTTCATACGCGCATGAAATGATTCATCACATGCAAAACTGTGATGGTCGTTTAGAAGGTATTACTACTCAAAACACAAACGAGGAAGGTGACTTACCTGAAATCGAAAGAGAAGCATACGAAAAAGGAAATATGACTTTCCGTAATTGGACAGATACACTTACTGAAGGTGTGTTATATGAAGGTCGTTACGATAAAATATCAAATCAAATATCCTCTACTATTTTTAACCAATGGAGAGAAGATATTAACAATGGTGCTCAAGCATCACGCTTACAACAATATTTTCCATTTGGAGATGAGGAAATTTCAATAGACGCCAACATTTCAGTTGTTCCTGGTTTAGGAAAACTTAATGTAGATGGTGGTGCTGATGATGAAGAAGATTATATTGAAGTACGTTTTGAAATTGACCCTACATTCCTTCCTGAATTTTGGGAAGAAATTTCAATGAACTTGAAAGATGTTATTCGCCACGAACTTGAACATTTAACCCATGGTGAAGGATTTACCTCTAATCCAGATAAAACAATGGAAGATGACATGTTTATTCGTCAAATGATAGACATGAAAATGTTACCTAAAGCAGATTATTTCAAACTTGAAAAAGAAATAGATGCTAATCTACAAGGAATGTATTTTCGCGCTAAAAAAGAAAAACGTCCATTTGGAGACGTTATCAACACATATTTAGATGCTCAAGATATTACACCTGAACAGAAAGAAGAAATACTAAATCTTTGGAGAAGCAGATTACCTGCCTTAAATTTGCCAAAATTCTAACTTTATAAAATGCCAAATTTATTAGATTTATACGAAGCAATTAAACCAAAATATCTCATTTTTTGTGATATGGATGGTGTATTAGTTGACTTCGACAAGGGTTATCAAGAATTAACTGGTAAAAGCACAAAACATAAAGACGTTCAAGACAAAAACGATTTTTGGAGATTATTAGATAAAAGTCTAGAGGAAAAAGGTCTAGAAGAATACGACTATTGGGTAAATTTACCCTGGATGCCTGATGGTAAAACACTTTGGAATTATATTTCTCCATATAACCCATATATTTTAACAGCCCCTTCATTAGACCCAGGTTCTAAAGTAGCAAAACGTGAATGGGTAGAAAGAGAATTACCTGAGGCAAAAAATGTATATTTTAGAAAAGCAGCCCTTAAACCAGAATTTTCTGGAAAAAATCGTATATTAATAGACGATAGAGAAGATACTATTGAAGCATGGAGAGCTAAAGGTGGTATCGGTATTCACCACACCTCAGCAGCTAATACAATTCAACAACTAAAAGATTTAGGCATATAATGGCAAATTCAGTTTTAAAAAAAGAATTTCAAAAACGTGATGTAGAACGTTTGCGTAACCTTGTAAAAGGTAAATCGGGTGACCGTACTACAATGGGTATTGGTTATAGTGGTGAAACAAGAGAAGATCATAAAGAAGGTGATATTTGGGAAGAAAGAGGTAAAACTTGGACTATCCGAGATGGTATCAAAGAAAATGTTACCAAACTAGATAAAATTAAACAAGCTGCAATTCCATTGTTTTGCCCAAAATGTAAACAAGTAATGGATAAACAGTTAGATCCATTTTATTTTAAAGCATATAACGAATGTTTAGATTGCCGAACAGTAACAGAAACGCAAATGAAAGTTAATGGTACTTGGGAAGAATATACTAAACAAACATTTAACTCTGAAATTGATCAACAAATACAAGAATATAAAAATTGGTTTGAAAATATCCTTCAAGATACAGCAGACGGGTATGTTTCTGAAAATGGTGAAGTACAAAAATGGGTCGGAGGAATAGATAGAGAACGTGCCCAACAGTCTTTAGACGATGTAGTTAAATATTTAAATTCACTAAAAAAATAATGGAAACTATTATAATGCTTGAAACTATATTTGTAGCACTAATTACTGCTGTAATTGGCCCTATTGTAGTTAGTTGGGTAAAACTCAAAATGGAGAAAAAAGAAGATAAAACTCCTGTACGTGAGGCCCTTGAAACTTCTAATTTAATAGAAGATCAATTAGATGCTATAATGGAGGAACTTAATTGTGATCGCATTTGGCTAGCCCAATTCCATAATGGAGGGCATTTTTACCCCACAGGCAAATCAATTCAGAAGTTTTCATTTTTCCATGAAAAAACATCCCCAAACATCCCAAATATTCAACATACATTCCAAAATATCCCAGTATCTTTATTTCCTAGAGTGTTAGCTAAAATTTACAAGGACACAGAGTTGGCTATTGATGATGTAAGCACAGCAACAGACACGTATGGTTTAGAACATTTAACTCTACAGTTTGGAACCAAATCTATCTGTATGCTTGGCTTATATAGTTTGGATGATCATTTAATTGGTGTATTAGGTATATCGTTTAAAGAACCACATCACTTAGTAAGAGATGAATGGTCTTTTATTAGACAGAAAACAGGAGTGATAGGAACACTACTTTCCGAATATTTATACACAAATAACAAGAAGAAATAATGGATAATTTTGACTTAAAAAAATTCTTAAAGGAAAGCAAAGCCCTTGAGAACTTAAATCCTTCTATTAAAGCCATAAACGAAGGCGAAGCTGCTTACGAATATGAAAAAGGTAAAAAAGAAGGCGAAGAAATCGAAAAGAAAAAAATGACCAAAGAGGCAATGAAAAAACAAATCAAAGATATGATTGTTGCTGAATTGGAACTCGATATTGAAAACCCAGGTAAAGATGATGCTGAAGTAACAAATCTTTATGATCCAGTTTACGAAGGTGATCCAGGAGAAGAAGAAGCAGACATGATGGATGCTTATGCTGATGGTGGATTTTTAGATGAAGCTAAAAAAGATAAAGAAGAAGAAGTAGATGTTGAAGTAACTGACACTGAAGAAGAAATGCCTGCTGAAGAAATGCCTGCTGAAGAAGTACCTGCTACTGGTGGTTTAGAAGATATTGCTGCTGATATGAAAGGCACTGAAGGTGATCTTATGGACCACTTAATGAAAGCATTCCAGATTGCAAAAGGAATGGGTAATGAAAAACTTGAAACACAAGTCGGAAACACACTTAAATTTTTCGTTAGCGAATATATTGGGGGTGGCGAAGGCTAATATTTAATAATCTATAATTAATAAAATCTATGAACACAACTGAACTTTTAGACGCAATCAAAGAACAAGTTGCTATTATGGAAGCTGAGCACGCTAAAACATCAAAAGCAGCTCGCGGACGTGCACGTAGTGCAGCTAATAGCATTAAAAAACTTGCAGCAGATTTCAAAAAGACATCAACTGCAGAAGACAAAGCTTAAGAAATGAAACTACATGAGGCATTTTCACCAGACGAATCTAAAAAAATCTATGACAATTTTTTGGCAATCGTAAATGATCCAAAACGTCGTGATAGATTAGTTAGAAAGTATGGTAAAAATGCCGAAAATGTAGCTTATGGTACTGCTGTAAATCAAGTAAAAAAACAAGCAGCCAACAACATTGAAGAACCTCAACCACAAGAAACAATGGAAAACAACAGATTAAGAGAAATGGTTATTGATGCTTTAACAGAAAAGAAAAAATCATTTCCTGATTTGACCGGAGACGGTAAAGTAACTAAGGCCGATATTTTAAAAGCTCGTGGAGTTAACCTGAAAGAAGGAGTAACTGACGAAATCGAAGACTACTTTTCAACCATGATCCAAAACCAACCAGAAGATGCTTTAGCATTAATTATGGACCTTGTTAGAAACGACGGTAAAAACTGGGGTGAATGGATAGACAATATCCAAGCTGATATTGTAGATACTGCAGGTGGTGATTACGAAGGTGACATTAGAGGTTATAGAGAAGAATTAGATGAAGACCTTGACCTAGGTCATACAGATGATGAACCACATATGATCAAATCTGAATTATATAAAATAGGCAAATACGCTATGGAATTGTATAAAATGGTTGATCAATTTGAAGGCCCTCAAGAAGTTGATTTTCCAGGTTGGTGGCAAGCAAAAATTACCACTGCTAAAAACATGGTCTCCTCAGCAAAACACTACCTTGAATTTGAACTTAAGGAACCTGAAATTGATGCTATGGTAGGTGTTGCTACTGAAGAAGAAGCAATTGATGAAAAATTGAAACCTTCTATGGGTGCAGGTGCATATGTTGATGATTTTAGAAAATCTAAAGCACCACAATTCAAAGGTAAATCAAAAGCGAAAAAAAATAAAATGGCTGTAGCCGCTTATTTATCTGCTAAAGATAAAATCAAAGAAGCTATTTTAGCTAAACTTAAAGAAAAATAATGACACGCGAAGAACTTGTAAATAGACTCAAGGCTTTAACCAAGCAGGTGTACTCAAACATGACAGTAACACCTGAAGAGGCAGTTCAATATGATGAATTGACCAAATTCCCTGAGCTTAAAGAAGTTATCGTTGATTTATTAACCCCAGAATATGATAGCTTTGTAGCATCAATTGATTGGGTTGCACCACGTCCTTCTACATTTAGAATCAATTTACAAAACGGACAACTGTTTTATTTAATTTACGGTAAACGTAGTTGGATTGCACAGGTAGAAGGTAAAAAATATTACCTACTTAATTTACCTGAAGAAGAAAGAGCTGCTATGTCTATAGCAAACATTTTACGCTATGGTGCTAAAGCAGAAGAAGGAGCAGGAGCTGAAGGTGGAGCTGCTGATTTAGGAGCAGAACTCCCAGGAGCAGAAGCACCAGCAGAAACCCCACCAGCTGAAACACCAGAAGAAACACCAGCAGAAGCATAATGGATATTTTAGAAAAATTCTTACATAGTATAGCCTATAAATTTCCAAAAGGATATCCTGACATGAAAAATAGTCAGGATATTAATTTTCTTAGCCAAATGATTAGTGAAATCGTTGAGGGTGAATTCCATCTTTTAGACGAGGATAAACGTCAAGATGCTGAGGAAATTATGAATATCCTTAAAAGCGAATTAGGCCTTGAAGATAAAGACTTCAAAATTTCAGGATATAATTTTTATGTTTTGGTTCCTGGTTCTGAACGTTTATCATATGTTGATAAAATCGAAGCTATTAAAACTAAAACAGGCACCGATATCAAATATGATCCAACCCCATCTAGTTTTTCTTCTATAGGACAATTCTATTATGGTGATGTTAAATTTGGTATTAAACCAAGTGAAAAACAAGGAACAGGATCTGCAGGTCTAGATAATGAAGATATATTCATTAACAATGTTAATACTGCTTTAGAAGGTGGCCCTAAAAATGTTATCATAACTGATGGTAAAAAATCAGTTAGTTACCCAAATATTTCAAAAGCAGTTGGTACTGGATTAGAAACCTCAGATTATTCAAAATCAGATGTTGATTTCTATGATGGTGAGAAAAAAATAGGAGGTTTATCTTTGAAAAAAGATAATGCAATATATTGGGAATCTGCTGATGTGCGATTCAAAAATGAAGTAGCAAATCTAGCAGATGCTATTATTACAGGTAAATTAGGTGATGCTGTATCTTATGTTCCTTATGTTGATGCAAGAGGAAATGAAGATAAGGTTATTATCAAAATGTACAATAAAAAAGAAGATAAACCCATTTCAGGAGTTATCGTAGATGATCTCCCAGAACAAGATGTACAGCAAGTTATTTTTGGAAACGATAATGTTCCTGTTGCTGTTCGTACTTGGAGACCTGGTGATTTTAAAGTAGAAGGAGACACATTAACTATAACTTGTAGTAAACTTTATGTTACTATGGAAGATGTCATTGCTGATAATGCCCAACCTATCTTGAATATCAGACACGATAAAAGCAGAAGAAAAACAAGAGGTTTAAGAGCACTACTCCAAACCAAAAAATCATTATTCAGAAAAGATAGTGATGATTTAAAAGGTAATGTCGTAAGATTAAAGTACGATTCTTTCAATTAATATTTATTAGCATGGACAAGACTCGCCTTAAAAAACTCATCCAAGAAGTATATCACCACGTTACAGAAGAAAAATGTAGCTGTGGTTGCAATACTTGTGAAAACGTAGGTAACGCTGGCGTTATCTTAAACGAAAGTGTAGCTCCAAGAGAGATATTATCGGAAAATCTGCGTTATCACGTG